TATTGAGTTGCGCGCAAAAGAGGGTAATACTGAACGTGTTATCTTTCGTCAAGGACGTCCAGAAGATTATATTAGTTTCTTGGCTGGTCGTAATCCTCCAGATGCCGAGCCCATTAATTACACACCATATGACCCATCTGATCCACGCCAAACTGAGCTTGCTGACTTCTTTACAAAGCTCTTTCCGCGAAAAGACCTCTGTGGCTATGTACTCCGTCTTCTAGCATCATGTCTTGAAGGGTCAAATCGTGAGCAGTGTTATTACACATTTACAGGTCGTGGTGGTAATGGTAAATCTAAACTGATTGAACTTATGCGTCTTACCTTTGGCGACTATCAAACTTCGATGGCTTCTACTGTCTTAACGCGCAGCCGTCCTCAGGCAGGTGCAGCTAATCCAGAGCTCATGGTTACAAAGAATCGTCGCTTCATTTACATGCAGGAGCCAGATGAAAAGGAGCCAATCAATACTAGCATCATGAAACAGTTTAGTGGAGAGGATATGATTGAAGCACGACAGCTTTATGGTGAGCAGGAAAAGTTTCGGATCAGTGGCAAGATTTGTATGATGTGTAATGAACTTCCTCCCGTAACCTCAATGGATGAGGGTACTTGGCGTCGTATTCGTGTAGTGCCTTTTGAGTCAACCTTTGTACCAGATGGACATATCGACCTAAGTACGAAAAAGCCAAATACCTTTCCACGTGATCCTAAGCTTGATGAGAAACTTCGTAGCTGGCGTGAGCCTTTCCTATCGCTTCTTGTACACATTTATAGCACCCAGTATATTAAAAATGGTCTAAATCCGGTTCCTAATATTGTACTTGAAGCAAGTACAAAGTATAAGGAAAAGTTTGATATTGCAGCAAAGTTTGAATCAGACCGTGTTCGCCAACCTGTTACACTTGAAGATCAGCTTGATTGTAAGACCGAGCCTATTACGACAAGCCAGATTACATCAATCTTTACAAATTGGGTAAAAGAGTCAAAGGTACGCTCTATTCCTGCATCGCAGATACTAGAGCGTCTCATTTCAAAATACGGTGGTCCAGAGCGAGCAAATAAGTGGACAACAATTAAAGTATTTACCACAGATGAAGATGCACTTGCTTGGGATAATGACCGTCTAAACACTAAGAGTTAACCGTAATAACTAATCCATACGGTTATTAAAAGGACAAAGATGCAGAGTAGGGTAAATGTAAAAAAGAAAGCATATATTTTTTGTTGTGATTTTATAAAGACATAGAGTAAAATAACAATTGAAAATACGGTAAATGATAGATAAAAAAAAGCAATTGTCCAATCCTGTGTTGTTCGTAAACCGAATTTTGAGAAAATACCCCCAACTGGAGGACTTGCCTTAAAGTCTAAATAACTCTGAGTATATGTTTCATCAAGCTGATTTAGTTCATTTAATCTATGTTGTTTTTCTCTAATAGCAGTATTTAACTGATTTTTCTCTGATAAAAGGGGATTTACTGCTGTAGTTGATGCTTTGTAATTATCAAATGCTGTTTGTAAACTTTGTAGTTCTGTCGTTATGTTTGGTACTAAATTTACATCTATCTGATTTTTTACGTAATCTGATACATCTTGAGAGGTTTCTATTGATGATAATGTAGGAACTGCCCCATTATTTATTGCCTCATTTTGAAATGTTTCTAAATATCCCATGTAGGACATATTTCTAATACTAATAGTTATTATTAATCCGTTTTTCTAATTACTGAGCTTTTACATTAAAGGGAAATAATAAGGTATACACTCCACAAAATTGTAGAAGAATATGTAATACTCCAAATTTAACAAAGAGTGCCGTAAATTCAATCCATGTATATGAATTAATTGTGTATCCACGCAGTACTGTCATAATAAAAACAACAACCGAAGAAAATACTGCCATCGATAAAGTTTCAATTGTAAATTTAATTGGATGCGCCTTTGGGTATGCTAAATCACGAATCAATATTGAGCATCCGGAGAGAAATGCTACTATTAAACCAATAAAAAATAGCGTCCCTGTTGTTATAAAAGATACTACATCTACACCAAATAATGAATACGAAAGTTTATTTGCACTTGATACACTATAAATGTTAAAAACAACAGATACTATTGAACCCAAGCCGAGTCCAGCTAATCCACTATATATAAGTGGTAAATCCATGCTCTTTATAGCTAGGATTTAATGTTTGGTCTAAACTAACTTCTTTTACTTACTACAGAAATGGTTGCTGCACTCTTGCGAGTGCTCCATAGCGGAATTCAAGATTCAAGACTTATGCCTACAAAAGGTAATCCAAATATTGAATTATTTTCTAAAGTTCTTATTCGAGCAGGAAGATTTACAACACAATGGGTTCGCCTAGATTTTGATACAGCACCTAATTTTGGAACAAAATCTACTATAACAATTCCAAGAAAAGGGCATCTTGTTTCCCGTTTATATCTTGTAGCAACTATGCCAAACATAGATACACCCCAAATAGCAGCTAAACAAATTGCTACAAGTTTAGGAAATCCCTTTCTAGGTCCATATTTTACATGGACAAACTCACTAGGTCACGCTCTTATTCAAGAAGCAACTGTCACAATAGGTGGTGTTAGAGTTGAACAAATTGACGGAAGACTTTTAGAGGTTCTCGATGAATTTTACACTCCACTTGAAAAGGTTGAACTTGCAAATAAACTTCTTTCAAGAAATATGGTAAATTTTCCACAATTTAATGTAAATAATGGAGTAAATGCTGACCCACCTACAACGGTAACACCCCTTCCATTTTGGTTTAGTAGAGGGGATCCAGGTATTTATTTACCGATTGATGCTCTTGCTGCTGATCCAGTTAAACTTGTCTTACAATTTTCCCCAGTTACAAGTCTATATGTATCTAGTGCACAACAGGTAGTTCCACCCAGCCAATCTAATACACCGGGCTCTGCTTATTTCCCAATATTATCATCTAAGTTCTATATGGCATCACTAACTGGAACACCTGTTTATGGTCTTACCGGCAATACAGCAGTTAGTACACTTGCATCAGTTATTCCTAATGTATCAATGCCACCGAGTATTTCTATAGGTGATTGCTACATCATGGCTGAATACATATATTTAGATGCTCCAGAAGCAAATAGATTTCGTATTTCAGATATTGAAGTACCTGTTACTCAACATTATCTATTTGAACCATATGATACAAATGGTTCTTCAAGAGCAAATATTTCTCTCAAAATCCCAAATCCAACACGGAATATTTTCTTTTATGCACAGCGATATGAAGCCTCACTTTATAATGCTCATTTCCTTGCAACAAGAGATCTTTCTGGAGTAGGAAGCACTGTTCCGTGGTGGCCAAATGCACTACCAATCATATCAAAATATCCATCACCCATACAGCCGGCCTATGTTTTTAGTAATTCAGAACCAATTGCCTCTATTAGTCTTGTATATGAAGGAAGTCTTATTCGCTACAATACAGCATCACCATCAATATTTCGTTCACTTTTACCATCCTATGAAATGAAAAAGTCGCCATTTGTCAATCGGTATTACTATAGTTTACATTTTGGTTTAAATCATGGGGGACTACCCCCATCACAACCGTGTGGAGAAGCAAATTTAGATAAAATTATAAAGTTATCCCTGCAACTTGAGTTCAATTCAAACCGTGGTGTAACATCATCTACAACCTTTCCTCGCTATATAGTATATGCTTGGGCACAAACATATAATATATTTCGTGTGTATGCAGGACGTGGAGGATTAATGTTTGCCTATTAACAGCAAGTGCCAAATTTAAGCACTTCTGAAGAAGTGCTTAAATCTAGCATACTTGCCGAGCATACGAGCATAGCTCGTATGCCAGGCTTACCCGATAGACGAGTCTATCGGGTGCGCCATCATAGGGTTGTAGGCTGATTTAATAGTCGCCTTTAAGGCGACTATTAAATACGGCACAACACGGTAACGCGCGCATCTTAACCAATATTTTTGTCAGATTGTAAAAATAGGATGACAAAAACATTGGATGCAATTGAATCATCGAACATGATTTTTATTACTGCACAGCCTGATGTACAGTATTTTCATTGGCAGGTCGAATTATATTTATACCAGTTTTCAAAGTACGGAATTGGCCATCGCTGTTATGCTCTTTTTGGATATCAGGGTGACAGCCCTTCTCAATATGCTCAGAGTCTTGCAAAACGTTATAATGTCTTTTTGTATAAAGATAATCGTAACTTCAATCAAAAAAACTTTTATATTCCGTCAATTCGCCCCCATTTATTAAAAGAGTTTTTCAAAGAGTTTCCTAAACTTGGACGCACTGTATTTTATCACGATTCCGACATATTATTTATAAAACTTCCTAAATTTGAAAATTTAGTTAATGATGATTATGGATACATGTCAGATACATCTTCATACATAAATCATACATATATTAAAACATGTTGTCAACGTTATAAAGCCGTTTATCCCGAATTATCAGACAATCACATTTTAGAAAAAATGTGTGAAGTAATGGATATTCCAGAATCAATGATAAAACAAAACGATTCACATTCAGGAGGTGCTCAGTATCTTCTAAAAAATGTTACATCTGAATACTGGGATAAAATCGAAACATCGACAAATGCTCTTTTTTCTGTTCTAAAAGATTATGAAGTAAAATACCCTATACATCATCACATACAATCATGGACTGCTGATATGTGGGGTGTTTTATGGAATTATTGGAAATTAGGAAAGCAGACAAGAATTGCTCCTGAGCTAGAATTTTCGTGGGCAACAGATGGCATCGATAGATTTAATAAATTACCAATCTTTCATCTAGCAGGTATTACTGAAGAAACCGCAAATCACACATTTTATAAAGGTAGATATATCAATAAAGATATATTTCAAGAATATTTAATGGATCGCTCACTCTTTGATCATGTTTCTAAAACAAGTTCAACATATGGATACATATCTGTAATTAAAGAATACGTAGATTCTGATGAATATATTTATACAAAGTCATTTCTTCTTATGGTTAAAGAAGATATCGGTGGCTTGTATAAAGAAGACCCTAAAACAATTCATTTTAAAAAGGGGGTTTGGCGTTCAATAACAGGAGCCTATCTTATATTCTATAATTCAAATAAATGGGTTCTTATTGATAGTACGCAAGAATCTAAAATATCAGATACACTAGAAGGACTTGCATATAATACAGGGGTGTTTCCCTACAGTATGAACTGGAACATACCTTGTACAATTCTAAAGGGGTAAGGTCTAATAAATCCCGTTAGCATGTTGTATGCAAGTATGCTCCACTTAAGCACCCCTAGAAGGGGTACTTAACTTTGGCACTTGCCGTTAATAAAATTGCCACTCTTTTTAGTAGTATACTAACTACCATGACCTCTCTTCTCATTGTTGAATCACCAGCAAAATGCTCTAAAATCCAAGGCTTCTTAGGTCCTGGCTGGAAAGTGATTGCTACAATGGGGCACATCCGTTCTCTTGAAGAAAATCTTGACGCAATTGGCATTGATCGTAATTTTGAACCACGCTATGCCTTTATGAAAACAAAGTCAAAGGCAATTGACATGATTAAAGAATCGGCAAAAAAGGCTACAAAAATCTTTCTAGCATCGGACGATGACCGCGAAGGTGAGATGATTTCATACTCTGTGGCAACTCTCTTGAAACTTCCACTTAGCACCCCACGCATTGTGTTTCGTGAAATTACAAAAGAAGCTATTACTGCCGCGCTTAAAACTCCTAGAGCAATTGATATGAATCGTGTAAATGCTCAACAGGCGCGAGCAATTCTTGATATGCTTATTGGATTCACAATTTCTCCCCTTTTATGGAAATCCATTGGAAACGGGCTCTCTGCAGGACGGTGTCAAACACCAGCACTTCGTCTTACTGTTGAGCGTGAAAAAGAAGTGGAATCCTTTACTGTAAATACAGTATGGAATATTAAAGGAACGTGGTCAAAAGATTCCCCATTTGAAGCAGTTCTTACTGAATCCCTAGAGGATGAAACATCTGCAACAAATTACATGGAAAATTTGAGCAATGAACATACAGCACATGTATCTTCTTCAATAGTAAAAGGGTTTACAGAAACCGCCCCTAATCCTCTTATTACCTCAACTCTTCAACAAGAGGCATCGGCACTCTACAAATCAAATCCTAAGGCCACTATGCAGTCGGCACAGCGACTGTATGAACAGGGTTATATTACTTATATGCGTACGGATAATCCAAATCTTTCAGAGGGGGCAAAACAAGAAGCAATAGAGCATGTTACAGCCACGTATGGCAGTGAATATGTTGGAGCAAGTCTTTCTAAGAAAAAGAGTACAGAAGGTGCACAGGAGGCACACGAAGCAATTCGCCCCACACATATGGAAACAAATCGACTTCCAGAAGATGAAGATTGGTCAAGCATGGATCGCAAGATTTATTCGCTCATCTGGAATCGTACTATACAAAGTGTAATGGCTTCCTGTAAGGGTGAAATTCGCACTGTAATCTTTAAAGCGGATGGTGACCCGTGTGAATTTGATTGGAAAGCAGTTTGGCGACGAATTAATTTTACTGGTTGGCGGCAAGTTTCCCAGCAAATTGCGAATCTCGATGAAGAAGAGCAAGAGCCTACCTTAGATACTTGGGCTGTTGGAGAAGCACTTAGTGTTGGCTCACAAATTACATGGTCATCTATTACTGGTGCTCCCAAGGACTCGCGACCACCACCCCGCTATACTGAAGCAACGCTTGTTCGTGACCTAGAAAAGCGTGGAATTGGGCGTCCAAGTACGTTTGCTGCACTTATTGGAACAATTGTAGATAAGGCATATGTTGAAATTCGTGACAGTCCACCACGTGAAATTCAAGTAAAAACTTTATCTATCTTTCCAAATGCTGAGTCAGTTACTGTAGGAATTACTATGAAAAAAGCCGGTGGGGAAAAACAAAAACTAGTGCCTACCGAGCTTGGCACTCGTGTTCTTGAATTCTGTGTTAATGAATTTACCACCCTCTTTGCCTATGAATTTACTAAAAAGATGGAAACTCGCCTTGATATGATTTGTGATGGAAAGGAAGAATGGAAACGGCTTTGTCATGATACATGGAATTCTTACAAAGAATCTTATGAGCGGCTAAAAGATGCTAAGTCGAATACAGAAACACAATCTACACGGAAACGCACCTTTACAAATGGTATTACAGCAGTACAGAGCAAAAAGGGTCCTGTATTACTTATTGAAATGAATGGCTCTGCCGTCTTCTATGGCTGGCCAGAAGGTGTTACTTTCAAAACTATAACTGAAGAAATTGCAAGTAAACATGTAGAGCTTGCAAAGAAAGAAAAGGAGTCTTCAAATCTTGGAATGTATGAAGGGTTTCCTATTATCCGCGCAAGCGGACCTTTCGGTACCTATATTTCTTGGAAGACGATAAAAATTCCATGGGTAGAAACTGATACACTTGATGCTATACATGAAAAACTTAAGACAAAAACCGAATCTGTTCTTCATACACTTGGCCCATTTGAGTTTCGTAAAGGCCCGTATGGTGTATATATGTTCAAAAAGGATGTTAATAAAAATAGAAAGTTTGTAGGACTTCCGAGTGGTATTGACCCTAAGGTATTAACCGTTGAGGCAGCTACTCGAATCTATCAAACTGGAATTCAACAAAAAGCAAAGCAGGCCGCCTATAAAAAAAATAATGCTTAGCTAGGAAATGGAAGGGGCTTGTAAAAAAATAAAAAATATAATAGACCTTCCAGTTTACGTAATTAATATGGATGAACGTAAAGATCGCTGGAAACGATTTATGTCTAATGAAGCTGTTCGTAAATTTAATCATTTAGAACGTATATCTGCAGTCAATGGTAAGGAGTTAAAATACAGAACAGAAAAGCGTATTTCTATTGGAACTCGCTTGCGTATTTTTCGTAATTACCGGCGCTCACATTATGAAATTGCTACACTTGGAGCAATTGGTGCTTCTATCAGTCATATTAAGACTTGGCAAAAATTCTACGATTCTGGTAAACCATGTTGTATTATTATGGAAGATGATGCAGTATGGTTTCCTGAGTACATTGAAAAAATAAATGAAATTCTACCTACAATTCCCGATACATGTGGCATGTGGATTATAGGATACTATCCTAAGACACTTGTTATTGAACACTTAAGCTCTGAAAAGCCTTGGAATAAGGTACATAGTTTTACAGCAGCACACTCCTATTTGATTACACGAGAAACCGCCAAAAAATTTCTTGAAGAGCCCTTTCCGATTGAAACTCACATTGAATACTATATGACATCTGTATCAATTCTAAAGGGTGTTCAAATACTTCAACATCCTGATGTGTTAGTGGACTTTTATAGAACTTATATTGGGCCTAGAACCAATGACTCTAATACATCACAGCATAAAAAAGCGGGTTGTCCAACATGTGATGTAGCAGATGATTATTCACAGTTGTATAAGCATTATTCCAAAAAACGGAAGGATAAGGAAATGGCAGTAAGTGGAATTGTATATGATAAACAAGATGATACCGTATTAACCTTTAAAAATAATAGCAAGTCTGCTAAGAAACCTACCCGGAAAAAGAAGCGGATTAGTCCACACTAATATTATTATAGCCTGTTAAAAATTGAGAGTTATACTCATGTCTATAAAAGTTATAGAAATGAATATGACTGTATTAAACAATCAGCATACGCCACTGCCAGTAACACCTGGACATACTGAATACACAATTAGTATTGAAGATATGAATAATATGAACAATGTAAACGAACTAAATCGCCACAAGCTAATTGATCGTATGGAAACTATCTTTACAAATAGGGAATCAGTTAATATGATGTATACGCACGGGGTTGTTACAGGATTTATTGTTGGCGTAGCAAGTATTGTAGGACTTATTTCATATTTAAACCGTATTATTTAATACAAGACCATTAATAAAACGGGCACCTCTTAGCCATGCAGTATCTTGAAAGACTTCTTCACGAAGGTCACGAATCCATTTTTCACCAAACCCCTTTGCCTTACCTGCCTCAATAATTGTTTTAATTTCAACTGTTGCCCCTTCCTTAGCCGAACAAATACTTAAGAGCCAACTAATAAACTGTTTTTGACGTGGGTCGTAGTCAGTTAGATTCTGTTTTTTGAAGATAGAAGGAAGAATTGTTGCAACTTCTACTTGAACATTTTCAACAACACTATCATTCCCTACAGCAATTCGTAAAAGAGTCTGTAGTTGGCTATCAGCCTCAAGAATATAACCATGAAACTCTGAGAACATTGTATCAATTCGCTTTCGGTGTGTAGCAATTGAGTTTCGGTGCTTTGCTACAGAGGTGGCATGGCTACGTAGAAGATTTGTAATAAGTGTAGCCTTTGCCTCTAATCCTCGTAGGGTTTCCGATTCTTCCTTTAGAGGCATTGAGTTTGCTTCTAACACATCAAAAAAAGGGCGAAGAGTCTGTAGATAAAAAATCGGGTCTTCCCGACTTAGGAAATTACTTAAAAATAATATACACCGCCCATCTTCCATAAATTCAACATCAATATCACCACCGCGTGAATGTCCTACAATACCTGTACGTAAACTTACCATACAACCGGCACGGACTTTTGGATGTAGGCGCATATCACGGCGAAATTTCTCCACTTCCTCACTTGATACCATACGAGTATAGTTCTTTGATTCCCAAAGATATTCAAATTCAGTACTACGAATCATACGAATATCGGCGTTCTGTGCCTCCTTTGCCACTACAATAATTTCACAGTCAAATGCCTTTTTTAATAGCCCCTCCATTACGGATTCGCCATATGCTCCCTTATCACGCGAAGATGAGAAGGTCCGCGTGATTGAGTTCTGTAAATTATCAACCTTTCCCACGACTGTTTCAATCTGCTTTTCTAGAAGACCCTCTAGCCGAACAATCTGTTTTTCTTTTGATGTTAGAAGCTCTCCATACATTTCTCGTGCAGAGGCCGTTGCTTCAGTACGTACTGAGGCTGAGCTCTGTTCATACAACTCTAACTGATGTCTTACAAGTAAAAGAGCCTCTTCAAATTTCTGTTTTTCCTGTCGAAGGCGTTTCATTTGAGCATCGGCAGTTTCTTGAGCATCACGCATTTTTTGGGAATATGTTTCCGAAATCTCCTTGATGAGCTCAGTGCTTGTTTCGTGACGCGCCCGATCCATAGCCTTCATATAAAGAGTGTCATACGCTTCTGCACCAAGTGAAAGAGCGATTGAAACTGTGTCTAGGATTTCTGATGTGTATACAGCTGGTAATTGAAATGAATCCGGTACATTTAGTGTAACTGTTTTCATCGTATCTATAGTTGTATATAACGTAGGCTTAAGGTAACGTCGGCTTAGGTTAATTTTGCCAGGGCATAAAATATATCAATATAGTTAGTATGAAAGTTCCTAAAGTATTAGACGCTCAAACATTTCTGTTATACAGTGCTGTTGTTATTGTATGGTGGGCATGTGTATGGGGAATATTTGAAGAATTTATTCAACACGTTTCCAATAAAAATTCCTTTAACAGACTAGTATTATATGTCTTAGGAGTCTTTATAATATTTCTAACTGTTCGCTATATTCCTGAAACATTAGAGCATTTTTAACTGCTTGCAAGTGCTAGCTTAGCATTATCGATCATCTCCGTAAGAGCATCGCAAGAATCATCAATATAATCTACATAGGCTTCATCGTCATCAGACCATGCAGCCTTTGCAACAAACACCCATCGCTTCTGCATAAGCTCACGAAGCTCCCAGCTACAGGTATCGATAATATCACACAGGGCTGAACGATTCATTTTGAGTAGTTACCTTGCTGGGGGTAGCCACTTCAATTTTTTTCGGACTGGCTGCCCCTGTTAGTGTGTGAATAACAATCTCTGAAAGAGGTGCTATCCAGAGGCTAGGCTTCTTCTCGCACAAATCATAAATATTCATCGGAAGTATTTGTGCATTCATCATCATAATCTTCTTCATTGTGATTAATCTAAACAGGCTCAAGAACTTCAATTTTTTTCTGAGAGGTGCTGCGTTAATTTCCAGATGCCTTCTGCTGAGGCATTTGCCTTCCACCAATCCCTACAGGCTTCAGAACATTTCTTCCACTTACTTTCCGATATATCACGAATCTTTTCTACATCCGATGGAACAGACACTCTAAAATAGTGAAGGCCCTCAACGGGAGGATTTGCATAGTGTGTCATATCAACTTCAGGGGATACTACAGGAACACATCCCATTGCCATACATTCAATCTCACGATGACACTTACTACCATATCCTGCTAAACAGAGCCCCCACTTAGCATTAGAAAGACGCATTAGATAACCGCGCTGGCTAAATGGATATGGCTTATCACCAATAACATGAATAAATTCACTACACACTGTTGACCAACTATCAAGACGCTTTGAGCGCTGAACAGCATTTTCAGACCGACCGTAAAATACAAGGCCAAGACTGCGATCATCTGAGTTTCCAACTCCCTGGCTTACAAGATCCTCTAACAGGCGTGGACGTCTTGGCCAGAATGACCATGCCAGCGAGTTAGGCTCACTAGGGGCAGGATTTCCAAATAGAGCCTTCTTATAAACACGCTCGCTTTGACAGGATGCCTTTAGCCACTCTAGTGTAGGTCTATCATAGAGAAGTGTATGTCCAATACTATTTAACCATATATTTTCTAATCCTTGAATTTCAACAACATCAACATATCCACGCTCAGCCCATAAACTTACCATCTCACGAAAGGAATCACCCGCGTGGGCAAAAAATCCTTTTGTATCCTTGTGTGGCATAAGAATCTGTGGCTTTTTTGACTCCTGTAGGGATGATGAAGTTGCCTCATTTAAACACATACGAGTTATTCCCTCAATAGTACGCAAAATATCATTCTGCGTAGGTGTACTACGAGGTACAATGTGAAATCTATGATTCAAAGAAGCATTTACAGATGTCTGGTACAATTCAAGAGATGGAGCAATCTCAGCCTGAACTTCCCATACATACGCTTCCTTTGGAAGTGCCCATAAGCATCCCCAACGCTCAACACTATTTCTTCCACCATAGACAATAAGCCCCCATGCACCATTCATTAAAGCAATCTTAGATGAAATTGATGTATTAGGATATATACATGATAGTTCAATAGATGGATTTAAGGCATTTTCTAGAGCGGTTACTACTGAATCTGTAATCCAAACGTCATCAACTACACATACTACTCTACGTTTTACAGGATTCTCAGTCCAACCATAGAGAGCTTCGCGTAATGCCTCTATTTCAGCTCGAGTAACAAGTGCCTTATTACCATCTTCAGGCATCCATGTATACGCCTTCTTACACCAGCTCTGAAAGTTAGGTGTACGCTCAATAACAGGAATTACATCTTCATCCCACGTAAACACTTTTAGTGCCTCCATAATTTCAGGTGTCTTTGCTCCTAGCCACTCACCTTTTTTAGCGTCACTTGCTGAAGCACGTAGCACGAAGATTTTTCCCATATACTCAAGTAAATATCGTACTGGATTCATTGCAATAATATCTGGGCAAGGTGCAATAAGCCCCACCTCAATACAAACTGAGGCGGTAGTAATACTTACTTCCTCATTTGACCAAGCGGTTGCAGCAGCCGTTGATTGACCCACAAGAATCGATGTATATGTACGAAGAAGTCCCGTAGAAAGTTGAAACACATTTTTAAAATTGTACAGAGGGATTGTAAAATCAGTATGTATTGCCCCCCCATCTACAAGCGGGGCTTGTAGATCCTTTGAAAGCATTGTGAGAAGGGTTGCCTTTTGTGCAGAAGTAATTGTTCCCTTTAGAGTTAAGGGACATGACATACACTCTACTGCTTTATATGGTTTACTTACAAAAGATGTAACAGGGTTAAGATCGTGAATTCCAGAAGGGTTAACATACATATATGTAGGCTTTTCCACAACATCAGCAGGGTCATACGTTCTATAGCCACTTGAGTGTACATGATGAGTAATTAGAGTCATACATGGATTTATAACTAAAAATTTCTGACGAAGCATTTCAATAGTGAAGGCATTATCACAACCTCCCTGCCCAAAAGGGAAATGTAATGACTCCCAATTCCATGTGCGCGCCTTTACAGACCGTGCCGAAACCACCCAACTATCCTGACTATCAGCACGAGGTCCAAAAAGCTTGGGAGATTCTGAATTTTCCATGTCGTCCCAGCGCAAAAGGGCAAAAAAGACTGAATCCATATTTACTGAATTAAGTGCCCTCCACGAATCATCTAGATAAATATCAGAGTTGGCAATACAAACAAGAGCATCTTCGGGTACAGAATCATAAATCCACTTTACTACAATATCAAAGCGAAGACGGTCTGATATATTATACTGAACGATTTTATCACTTTCTACTGGAAGTGTGTGCATTGACTCATTTAATAATATAATCTTATCAATATATTTACATTCATTATTCATTTTCAAAGTATAATCGATTTCTTTTGCTCGAGCAGGCTTTGACGGTTTATAGTATTGCGTAATTAAATACAGTGGGGGTGGTGTATGTAACGCCTCTTGAACATAGAGTCCTAATACATTTGCTATTACCGAATGGCTTGTATGAGATACAGGAAATGTTTTTCCATATTGTAGTATAAGTGATAGCACAACTCGAGCATCCTGCTCACTGCCATCCCATACTGTATCAATATATGGATACAGCATAAGAGTTTCTTCCATACATACCATATTTGTAATTCCAAACTCGGCTACCTTTTCCAAAGTAAATGCCTCAATTACAGCCTGAGGCACACCAATAATCTTACAGTTTTCTGCATGACCTGCCTTTAACCATTCTATACACTCTTCAATACTACTAGATGGATAACAAACATCTACTTTTATACCTTTTGCTATTAGCTTGCTCCACGCTACTAAACTACTTGCACCAACATCCCAGCGGTTCCATGGAATTGTTGACGATTCACTACCATCCAGCCAAACAAGAGTTTTTTGATTCTTCCAGGTTGAACTATTAGATGTCATAATACGAATGGGAGCCCCCGTCTTAGGGTGACGGGCGAGCATACTACAGTAAATATAGCACACGTTATTTAGGTCTAAGGATTTTAGCCGAGTTATATTTAATGGAGCGAAAGGATGTTGTTATTCTTGTGAATTCTACTCCAAAATACTATTACATTTTGGACTTTATGTTTGGAATGTTACGCCGTTATGCTCCAGAGCTTAATTGGGATTGTGTCTTTGCTACAGAAATACCTGAGCATCCTGTTTGTGTTTCACTCAAGGCAAAATATAATGTTATTATATTGCCTTTAGAGAAAGATGATAAAGGATTTCTTAATAGTCGTCGTGCTGCACTTGAGCAGCTTGTTTCACGTTATAAATATTGTCTACCCCTGCAGGATGATTTTATCCTTGAACGCGGATTAGATGCAGATGCTTTAAAAAATGTGCTTGAACGATTTGACACGACACATAATCTTGTTTCTGCACGCCTTATGCCGTGCCCAGGACCGCTTGAAATTATTATGGGTGACTCCCTATGGGCACCTATAGGACGGAATGATGAATACAAATTCGTATTTCAGGCAACTCTTTGGAAAACAAAGGCTTGCCTAGAATGGTACACATGTATATGTGATGTTTTAGAGCGATATGCCCCTAAAGAGGTGTCAAGTGATACACATCGGACCCAAATTGAAATTCGTGGAAACATTGCAGAAAACTCTATAGGACAGGGTGAATTTTGGAAATGGAGTGTTTTACGAAACTATATCCATATTGCTTGGATTCGTAAAGGTTCATGGTCAAATGCCGTTTACCTTTCACCATTTCCCTATCGTCCTACAGCAATTGTACGTGGCTCTTTAGAAACCTGGGCTCAAGATTTAGCAAAACGTGAAGGATTTAAACTAATGGAGATCGATTAACAAGATTTATGTAAAGCCCTCCACGCTTTGATGTAAGATTAGTAATATCTGTTACGCTACTAAATCCAGTTGAACCACCGCTTGAGTTTGCATTTGGAAATCTATGATAAATTGTCATTAGCATTGTATTTCCTACATTACCTCCATTTGCATAATAGTTACTTAAGAATGAGCCGTATGGGTCAATCTCCATACGAATGGAAGGACTGAAGTAATTTGAACCTACAGATGGAAATACAACTTGACTTGTCATATAATTTGTTGTAACTGTTTCACCAAATATTTGTAGACCTACGTTTGGGGTTTCAACTTGTATAAATGTTGATACTTCTAATATAGGTGATGTGGGTCCTTGGTATATTGAAGAAATTATTAAGTTAGGATTATACTCTACGAAGATACGCGTGCTTGATGTTGCCGACTGATCAATATATGGTACAATATGATCCATATTAAATGTTATAGAACTAAAATACATATCTTGCGATGTAGCTGGTGTTGAAAATGCTAAGTTTGAACCCCAGTTCCAAGTAGCACTATTAAATGGTACAGAGCTTATAAATGATGGACGGCCGTAGGAAGTTGAAAAGGTTGAATTAAATGTTGGGCGCCAGCTAAAGGTTTCGCCGCTAATTGTTGAGTACCCTCTTGATGTAAAAGTACTTATAGAAACAAATATAGCATTTTGTGATGTTATTGTTGAAAACTTAATATCTCCTACGCCTAAAAATGTGATTGTAGACTGACCTGTTACCTGTGTTATAAACTCTGGATTTGGGACAGGATTTAGTACCCCTGTGTTTACAGCTGGTATTGAACCAAGTGATACAACATAGGGTGGTAATGAGTTACTTAACATTAATGTACTTGTAAGGGGATCAACATATGATTCAAAGGTTCCTTGAATACCAGTTGTGCTTATCTTAAGTAAATTATTTGATAAATCGGCCGAAAATGTACTCAAATTATTTCCTTGTATTGTTTTAAATGATGATACTGGAAAAATAGAGCTAACTGAATTCCAACGTGTACCTCCATCACCATTTGCAATTAATATGTGAGATGATGGAATAAAACCATTTACAGCAGTTCTTGCATAAACCGTACGAACTTGAATAAAATCTGTATCAAGACTGTTTGGCATTCTGATTAGTAGTAAGAACACACTTTACAGCTGAAACATCCGGACAGAGATTTATTAAGAACCGCTAAGTACTTAGCTCTGATGGCTAGAACGAAAAATTAAAGTCACTCCAATGACATAAGGTCACGGGTGACCTTATCCATGGGGAGTTCTTAACTTTAGTACTAGACTTAACAAGTGCGAATTTTTATAAACTTTATTCTATCCGACAAAATCAATATGACATCTAGTCCACGAATTGTACTTTTAACAATGGTAAAAAATGAAGAGAAAAACATTAATCGTCTTATTACATCGATGAAGGGATGGATCGATGGAGTCGTTCTATGCGATACGGGGTCAACGGATTCTACAGTATCAATTACAAACACACTTTTAAAGGATTTACAATTATCTGGAAAGGTATATGAATACCCATGGGAAAATTTTGGAAAGAGTCGGACAAAATGCTTCCAATCATTTGTAGACTGGGTAAAAAATCATACATCATGGGATCCTACTTCGGTGTGGGGGCTACTGTTAGATGCTGACATGGTACTTTCTGATGAGGGGGGTCTTCATGCACATCTGAGCTCTTTAGATGTAAATATTGGAGGAATAAACCTACCCCAGCGAAATGGAAGTTTGATTTATAAGAATACTCGTCTTGTACGGGCATCTGTTAATTGGAGATCCGTCGGCTCTACACACGAATACTGGGAAAATACTGATGGAAAACAATTACATACTCTTGAGCATCCAATAATAAATGATATAGGAGATGGAGGTTGTAAATCTGATAAATATGTGCGCGACGCCCGACTTCTTGAAGAAGATTTAAAGACTGACCCTAATAATGTACGCACTCACTTTTATCTGGGACAAACATACATGTCCCTTGGTAAAAATACAGAAGCAGTACAAATGTTTACACGCCGTGTAGAGCTAGGAGGATGGGAGGAGGAGATGTATATTGCACTTATTTATAAGGGAGATTGCTTAAAATATCTAGGCAAGCCCCTTGAAGCGGTAGAGGCTTGGCTTCGTGCATGGCAACTAAGACAGCACCGTACTGAGGCGGCTCTTCGTCTTATTACTTACTATCGTAGTATTGGAAATCATAATTTTATAGCGATGGTATACATAGAGAAACTTATACAATTACAGTTTGGAGAAACACTTGAGGGCTCCAATATATATACTCCTGTAAAGAACAACGATTCCCTTTTTATAAGTCATACAGATATGTCATACACTCTTTGGGAGGAGTTAGGAATTATTGCCTTCTATACCGGAAAAATAGAGGCTGCACGCTTTCGTTTAGATATGCGTATACTAAATGGCTCGCTAAGTTTTGAGCAAAAGAATCGTCTAACGGATCTTTATAAATGGTACAAATGGAAGCTTCCTGTAAAAATGACATATTCACTCAAAATCGAGGGTGATTTAGTAGAGTTTTTAAAGGACCCAGTATGGAAGGGATATAATCCTTCTATTCAGCGTGATAAGGATAGATATCTCGTTAATTTACGTCATGCAAATTACGAAACAGTAGATGCCAAACATTTTTCATTCCGTTCAGGAGGTAGTACAGTTATTACACGAAATGTTATTGTCGAGTTTGACGCAAATTTCAAGGTTTTAACCGACAAATTTCCACCCACCGAATTTAAAATTCCTGAAAAATATATTGTAAATAAAACAACCCAAATTCACGGTCTAGAAGATTGTCGCTGGATTGGAACAAACAGCCTTTTAGGAACATCTCGGCAATTTACACCGTCAGAAATGAATAAGATGGTACGTATTGACTTTGAACCAGTTAAAAAAACTCTTGTTCGCATGAAACCTATGATGTGCCCTATAGCATCTGAGGAGGGAAATTGTCAGAAGAATTGGCTCCCCTTTATTTGGAAAGGAGAAGAATGTTATGTGTATCACCTCAACCCATTTCGTATTTTTACAATGAAAGGTGAGCTATTAAGTAGCTGGTCATCTAAGAAGGGAGTATCATTTGATGGGCTACGTGGCTCAGCCGCCCCAGTAGCATGGAGCTCTACACTATTTCCAAATGAATGTTTAATAATTATAGCACATTATTCATATTATGGGGGGGAGGGTCGTAGATACTATCATCGGTTTATAACTCTTGATAACAATCTACAGCCATCGCGCCTATCAAAGACCTTTATAATTGCAAATGATGAAGCTATACAGTATATTTCAGGAATGTCTGAAAGTCTAAATGAAGGCTGTTATGTAATAACATACGGTGTAAATGACTGTAAGGCATTTGCATCTGAGGTAGAAAAGAAGACGATTGAAGAGGCTCTAATATATAAGTTATAATATCTGTTTTTATATCAAAGGGGTACTTAACTTTGGCACTTGCCGTTACATAGTTTAAGGAAGAATGGTATTAACAGTTGCTCCAAAAAAGGCAACACCTGATGCAGGCGATGTTTTACCTAATTGACCATTTGCTATAGTTACAGTTACCAACCCAGAAGATGAGAACGCATCTAAATCAATACTTGTAACTGAATTTGGAATTGTTATAGATGTCAAATTGGTACAATTATTGAACGCATTAGTACCAATACTTGTAACTGAATTTGGAATTGTTATAGATGTTAAACTGGTACAATTTTCGAACAAACCAGTATTAATAATTGTAAATAATACATTAGTTGGTAATGTTATAGATATCAATCCAACACAATCATAAAAAGCAGTTGTACCAATACTTGTAACTGAATTTGGAATTGTTATATTATTTAATGAGGTACATTTTTGGAACGAACTAGCATTAATACTTGTGACTGAATCTGGAATTGTTATAGATGTCAAGCTAGAATTAAAGAACGTATCGTCACCAATACTTTGAAGTGTTGAAGTCGGTGTAAATATTACAGTTGCTAAATTAGAACAATTAGCGAATGCACCTCCATTATTAATACTTGTAACTGTATTTCCAATTGTAACACCTATTAAATTAGCAGAAGAGGGGACTTGAGTTCCAGGGATAGAAGTTATAGTAGCAGTATAAGAAAAATTTGGTAAATCTGTATTTCTAGTAAAAGTATTCCCGTCCCACTCAACACTGGGTCCTTGCTCTGTATCATACACTAGAATTGTTAATGTATTATCAATTACGACGGGAATAATTATGACGGGAATAGATGTGGAACAACATGAGGCCGTTGGCTGATAATTATTCATAACTGTAACAACCGATGCTGGAGTAATCGGTCCTTCAATTTGTTTTGCCGGATTCTCTAAATGAAAATTATAAATAAGTTGCCCTCTTAAAATGTTATATGTAGTTGTATAACTTCTATCAGTATTTGACATCGTATTAATAGAGCCAAATATAAAATTACCGCCAAGTACTTAAATTAAGTACTTGGCTCTAATAGCTGGAATGAAAAGTTATAGTGACTCAGATGACATAAGGCCACTGCGTGGCCTTATCCATGGGGAGTTCTTGACGATAAAAGACTTTGTCTTTTATCCGATGGTTAAGCCGAAGGCTTAACGCAACTTTAGTACTACCGTGTTGTGCCTAAGTTAAGTACCCCCTTTTAGGGGGTACTTAATATTGCCTACAACCCTAATATGGCAAGTATGCTACAGTTAAGTAGCCCCCTTTGGGGGTACTTAACTTTGGCACTTGCCGTTAGATGTTACTACAAATGCTAATTTAAAATAAGCATACCGTGTTGTGCTAAAAATATCATATTATATGTATTATGAGCATTAGAGTATTGCTTGCCAATTAAAAACAGCAGTAGTTCCACCAACTGCATTATATGTAGATGCAGTAAATCCAGTAGTTGTTGCACTTCCTATTGATACAAATGTTGCTGAGCCATCTGATACAGTAGCAACTATATTAGGTACGTTTGGAAATGGAACTGTAAAGACTACAGCAAGTGATGATACTACAGTTGTTCCAGAGCCATATTGTTGGTTTTTACTTGGTCTTAGTCCAGCGTATGGCAGTACATTACGAGATGCTACACCTAAGCATTGAGTTGATAAAAGACTGTTTCCACTGCTCGAAGCAGTCCAGTTAATTCCGTCAGTCGAATATGCTACTGTATTTGTTCCTTGTCCACCAGCAATCCATCGCGTTCCATTCCATGCTACTGTCCAACACACTACCGAAAATGCTGTATTTCCAGAGGTAGATGCAGTCCAAGTAATTCCATCAGATGAATACGCTATTTTATTTGTTCCAGCGGCTCCAATAACCCATAAATAACCATTCCAAGCTACTGCATAGCCTACACTTGTAATAACAGAACTACCAGAACTAGATGCTGTCCAAGTAATTCCATTACTTGAATATATGACTGTATTTGTTCCACTTCCTACAGCAACCCATAGAGAACCATTCCATGCAACTGCACGACAGTTACTTGTTAAAAGAGAATTACCAGAACTAGATGCAATCCAGTTAATTCCATCATAGGAATATATTATTCTATTTGTTCCAGAAGCTCCAGCTACTATTATACTTCCATTTGATGCTATTGTCAAGCCAGAATCTGTAATGAGTGAATTTCCAGAGCTAGAGGCTGTCCATGTAATTCCATTAGATGAGTATGATATCTTATTTGTTGAATTTCCTCCAACAACCCATACATAGCCATTCCACGCTATTCCCCATGCTGTGCCAATACCATTACCAGTGCTAGTTGCAATCCAGTTAATTCCATCCGATGAATACATTATATTATACGTTGAACCACCTCCAACAGCAAGCCATAATGAACCATTCCATGCAATTGTATTACATACTGAATTAAGTATAGAATTTCCAGAGCTAGATGCTGTCCAAGTAATTCCATCATAAGAATATGCTAGTGTAGTTGTTCCTTGACCTCCAGCAATACTGAAATTATCTGTTAATGTAATTCCTACGCCAGTTGGACCTGTAGGTCCAGTTAGACTTGCACCAGTAGCTCCTGTAGGTCCAGTTAGACTTGCACCAGTAGGTCCTGTAAACCCTGTTACACCTGTAAACCCTGTTACACCCGTTGGTCCTGTGGGCCCAGTTGGCCCTGTTGGCCCTGTTGGAGGAATCATTGTAGATGAAAATACCCAATCGTTTCCAGTATTAATTGTTAATTTACGAATTCTACCATTTACAACATCAGCCACATAAATATTATTGCTAGAATCAAAAGCTAATTTTGATATGTTGCTAAAAGTGGCAATTGTTCCCACACCATTATTAGACCCATTTGTTGTTCCATTTGTTCCTCCACCTGCAAGTGTTACAACAACTCCACTAGAAATAATAACTTTTCTAATTCTTCTGTTTCCACCATCAGTAACGTATATATCACCATTTGCATCTAATAATATACCATTAGACCCTTCTGTAGGATTTGTAAAAGTAAATCGTGCATTTCCTATAAGTCCATCATTTGAACCTGCACCATTACCAGTAATTTGTGTTATTACCTTAGTACTAATATTTACACTGCTTATTCTATTTGTGCTAGCGTCAATTACGTATAAATTTCCTAGCCCATCGGATACAAGACCCTGTATATCTGTAAATCCAGTTATAAAACTACTTGTATTTACATTTGTAGAAAGCACATACTGGCTTATTGTACCATTATTAACTGCATAGTATAAACTCCCAGAATAAAATGCAATTGCAACACTCCATTGAATTGATCCAGAGGAAGGCGTAAGAGTTGTTACAACGCCACTTGAGCTTATAACTGTTATACCAAATGGACCACCTGTATATGCACCAGTTGTACAATATATATTGCCTGTAGTATCAATTGTAAAGGCGTGTGGATAATTGGGGGTAGCAATTACTGTTCCTGCATCTGGAGTACCTGCAGTAATAACATATTTAATAATTTGATTACCATTTGTATTTGCAACATAAAAGTTTGCCCCTGTTGAATCAAAAATACACCCGCATGGTCTACTTAATGAACTAATAAAATTCGATGATGTATAACCTCCATTCGATGTGTATGTATACATAAGATATGTTAATGTATTAACGTAATAGTTACCTACAACTCCAGTTTGAGATGTGTATGGGCCTGTTCCTGCATATTGAACAACTGTTCCTGTAGAACCAGTTGGCCCTGTTGCTCCAGTATTTGTTGCTGATCCATCACGACCAGTTGGCCCAGTTTGGCCAGTTGGCCCTGTATTTCCAGTTGCTCCTGTGTTTCCAGTTACTCCTGTGTTACCTGTTGGACCTGTGCCAATAGGCCCAGTAGTACCTGTTGGCCCAGTATTACCAGTTGGACCCGTACCAATAGGCCCAGTATTACCAGTTGAGCCTGTATGACCTGTAGCTCCTGTACTACCGGTTGGACCCGTACCAATAGGTCCAGTATTACCAGTTGAGCCTGTATGACCTGTAGCTCCTGTAGGTCCTGTAGGTCCTGTAGTACCAGTAGGTCCTGTATTTCCAGTAGCTCCTGTGTTTCCAGTTGCTCCTGTATTACCAGTTGCCCCGATGCTACCAGTTGGACCTGTATTACCAGTTATACCAGTGGGACCTGTGAATCCTGTAGGTCCTGTGAATCCTGTAGGTCCTGTATTACCAGTTACACCAGTAGGACCAGTATTTCCTGTACTACCCGTTGGACCTGTACCAATAGGTCCTGTGTTACCTGTAGGGCCTGTATTACCAGTAGGGCCTGTATTACCAGTAGACCCTGTTACACCTGTAGGACCTACTGATAATCGTGTAATATTTAACGTTGTTCCTGCCTTAACGCGCACATTTAGACCAGATGGATTATATAAAATATTTAGCCTATCATTTGGTAAAAGTTCTTCATATATATATAATGGAACTGGTGCTGGAGCAACTACGTTGTTTCCATAAACTACCATATTATATGACCATATTGCTACACTATTTTTGACAATTGTAAATAATATATTGTTTGATGTTTCCTGAGGATCCACAATTAGTAATACTTCAATTGAATAAATTCCAGCTGTAGATATTACAAATGAACCAGTTGTATTATCATAAGTAATACCTCCACTTACTACATTTAAAGTATTTGTAGAATTTATAAAACAATCTGATTCTATAGCTAAGTAAGCACTATCATTTGTACGGGTAAGACTTATAATTTGATCTGAGCTTGCTCCAAAAGCTCCTGTTGGACCTGTTGGGCCAATAAGACCCGTTGATCCAGATGGTCCTGTATAAGAAACTCCTGTATATCCAGTATATCCTGTGTAGCCAATTGGGCCAATAGAACCAGTTGACCCAGTTGGTCCTGTTCCAATTGGCCCCGTATTTCCTGTAAATCCAGTAAAACCAGTAGGACCAATTGGACCAGTATTTCCTGTTACACCTGTGTTTCCAGTTGGACCCGTGAATCCTGTGAATCCAGTTACACCAGTTGGACCTGTACGTCCAGTAAATCCTGTAAAACCGGTTGGACCAGTATTACCTGTGAATCCAGTTACACCAGTTGGCCCCGTAAATCCTGTAAAACCTGTTGGACCCGTAAATCCTGTAGCTCCAGTGTTTGTTGCAGTTCCTGCAACCCCTGCTAGTCCTGTAGGTCCTGTACTACCGGTTGGACCTGTTCCACCAAATATTCCATCTGTTCCTGCAGGACCTGTACTACCAGTTGGACCTGTCTTACCTGTATTTCCTGTGCTACCAGTTGCTCCTGTGCTACCAGTTGGCCCAGTTGACCCAGTATAACCAGTCGGTCCCGTATATCCAGTAGGCCCTGAGGGTCCTAGCATACCAGTATACCCAGTGTTTCCTGTGGCTCCAGTGGCTCCTGGCATTCCAATAATAGCGGTAACAAATATCACTTGCGATAAGTTAAAGGGAGGATTTGTAATGTTATTATCAAAATTCGATATTGTATAGATTGTACCAGATACTACACTCAGTTGAGTAAATGTTCCATTGCCCACATATGTTGAATTATTAATATTATACATAGATAACAATAGTGTATTGCTAATTTCTCCTCCATAATTTTCTATACTTTTACACCATGAAATTTGCTCATTAGTACTGGCATACATGTATATTGTTAATCCATTGGCAGTCAAGAGATATTGTCCAGGTAATAGTTGATTATAATCATTTAAAATATTAAATTGGAATGTCGGTCCAAGTGCTCCAACGGCACCAGTAGCTCCAGTATAACCCATTTGTCCAGTAGCTCCAGTATTTGTTGCTGAGCCAGGAGGACCTGTTACTCCAGTAGCACCTGTGGGACCTGTGGGACCAGTAGCTCCAGTATTTGTTGCTGAGCCAGGAAGGCCTGTAGGGCCAGTTCCTATTGGACCCGTATGTCCAGTTGGCCCAGTTTGTCCTGTTGCTCCTAGAAGTCCAACAGCATCAAAACTGATATAGAAATTAGTATTTGTAGTTGGTGTGAATGAATTTCCTGATAGGTAAATTAGAGAATACGTAAAGTAAGTAATATTATTAACAATTCCTACAATTTGATAAATTGTTTCAGTATATGTTGGTATATCAATTATATGAAGAAGACTATTTACACCAATCGCGTTGAAAAATCCACTCTTATTAATATTAGAAGAATCAACACCATTTATTTTAATACGTGTTACATTAATCATATCGCTTGCATCTGTTGTAAAATATCCAAAAGCAGGAATACCAAAATTAGATGAACCGAATACATATGATGATGTATTAATAGCTCTACCAGTAGCTCCAGTTGGACCTGTGTATCCAGTTTGGCCAGTTGGTCCTGTTCTACCAGTATATCCAGTGTATCCAGTTGGACCAGTTCTACCCGTAAAACCAGTTGGCCCTGTATTACCAGTAGAGCCAGTAAATGAATGACCAGTTGGCCCAGTAGTACCAGTGATTCCATTTCCAGTTGGGCCAGTTAGACCTTGTAGACCAGTTGGACCAATACCTCCAACCGGTCCATAATGTATATTATTTACAGAACCGCCTGGTGTAAATACCGATACATCAAGATAGAGTGGATTTCCTTGTGCTCTTAGTGTACTATATACTATACTTGTATCCTTAAAATATAGTACATTAACACCATTATATCTTACTTCAAATTGTGTAGATGATACGTATGAGCCAATTGTAGATCGTAAAACACCATCTTCACGAACAGATAATGTTCCATTTGAGCTACAGTAAAATCCATAATTTATATTCGAAAAACTTGGATTTCCATCAGGATTTTCACTAAATCCTACCATTAATTCAGAAGATGTTTGTGCTGTCTGAAATGTAATAAAATTTCCTAAACGAAAGCCTTCAACTGAATATGCATTTGCATCCCATGCAGTTACGCCACTTAGTGGTTTTTGGACTGTTGTAGGATTTATAATTGTAATTCCATCACCTATCCAAGAAAATAAGCCAGCAGCAGCACCAGTTGGACCCGTGCCCGATGAGTTTGATAATGATTGTAGGGTTGATGGAAGATATGAAATAGGAAAATTCTCTACAGCACCTTGAGTACTTATAGTTTCAAAAACATTTTGCCACTTAAATCCTCCTATACCGTCTGCTACATGTGCATAGGAAGTAGATACCACCAGGTTTGTATCGGTTAATGAATACAATAGTTTAGAGAAGTATGCCAAGCTCAACTCTTGACTGCTCATACGGCTCTTGCTCTATCCTTACTTTAAAAATAGAGCATGTATATTTTCCTAACAGGGGAGTACTTAACTTTGGCAATACACCGTAAGACCATCAATCTTTATAAGATACTTTGCGGTATACATTACTCTTCCGAATAACTAGGGATAGAGATAGGATGCCTTCAGGTGGTGGACTTTTACAGTTAATTGCTCAAGGAAAACAGGATGTATTTTTGACAGGAAATCCCCAAATCACCTGGTTTAAAATGGTATATCGTCGTTATACAAACTTTGCCATTGAATCACAATCTATTTATTTTGATGGAAATGCTGATTTCGGAAAACGAGTTACTTGTATAGTGCCTAGACGTGGTGACCTTCTCGGTAGCATGTTTTTAGAAGTAACTCTTCCTGAAGTATATTTAACAGATGGTTCACTTGCTGCTTATGTAAATTCTATAGGACACTCTCTTATTGAAGAAATATCGATTGATATAGGTGAGCAAGAAATTGATAAACAGACCGGAGAATGGATGGAGCTCTGGTCAGAGCTCAGTATTCCATCTGGAAAAAGAGATGCCTTTAATGCTATGATAGGGCGTCAAGATGGAACAATACCGCCTTCTAAGACTTATCCACCAGATACTTCGGCAACATCAATATACGGCTCATATCAATATGGAGCCGTAAAGCTCTATATCCCATTACAGTTCTGGTTTAACAAGAATCCCGGACTCTATCTTCCCCTTATTGCTATGCAGTATCACACAGTTCGCCTTAATCTAAAACTAAGGTCATTATCACAAATGGTCTATACGGCTGGACCATTAAATACAAATCAAAATTGCTCAACAACGCCACAACCAAAAGAGGCTCATATTATTGATATTAAACTCTACGGTGACTATATTCACCTTGATGTAGATGAGCGTAGACGTTTTGTTTCTAATAGCCATGAATACCTTATAGAGCAAGTTCAATATACTCCTAAAATCAGTATACCGGCATTAAATACTACGGCATCGATTCCTCTTGAATTTAATCATCCTCTTCGTGAACTTATATTTGTCCTACAGCGAGATGCAATGGAATCCTATAACGAATGGTTTAATTACAGCTCTACATCTATTCAAGAGCCTGGAGCACGGCGTGATATACTCCAACAAGCAGTCTTACAAGTAGATGGATTTGATAGATTTGAAATTCGTGATGCCGGATATTTTAGACTTGTACAACCCTATCAATATCATACACGAGCCCCAACAAATACTTTTATATATAACTATTCATTTGCTCTACGCCCTGAAGAATTACAACCTTCTGGCTCTTTAAACGCGAGTCGCATTGATACAATGAATCTGCTGTTAGCACTCCGACCGGATCCAAGCCCAAAAATCTTAGAAGGCGACCCAAATTATGTACCGCCGCGTGGCAACTCACATGTACGTGTCTACAGTACGAATCATAATGTACTACGGGTTGTAAACGGATTTGCAGGACTTGTCTTCAAAATCTAAGCGATGGTTAAACCAGAGAGGGGATGAGTCTACCTTTAGGGTTACCATCGCTAGTACCAGGTGGCTTAGAAATACCATCGGTAACTTCAACAACGCCATCACTATTAAATACAAATGGTATTACACTTGGAAAAATACCACTGCAACTTCTTACACTATTTCCACCAACAGGATATGCTGGTCTTAATTTATCTGCTGTGAATCTTCAAATTACTGCAGTAATAAAAGCAGCAACATATGGGCTAGGAATAGTTATAGGAATATATGCAAATCGCCTTTACATAAATGAAGTTGCTAAATTTGTATCATTTGTTCTCACATTTTTTCCACCCTGGTATATCTTTGATTGTATTCAAGTACTTTCAGGAGATAATTTTGATACACGTGGGTTTGCTTTACCAGTTTCATTTCCTATAATTCCTGATGGTGGATGGAATGGAATTAGTTGGGTACTTACCCTACCCCTTTTAAGTTTAATATTAGGTACTATATCAATTGCTGGCCTTGCTGCAGTTACTAATTTTGTTCCTCCAGATATTATGAATTCATATGGAAAATACATACAGTACAGCATAGGAGCTAGTGCTATACTATTTGGTCTAATTGGCATTAGTTCATTATTTGCCTTAAAACCTCCAAAATCAGTACCATATGTGCAGCCAGTTTTACAACAGCAAGGGGGTGGGCATAAAGGACTTCCTCCACTTTCAAGTTTTATTGGAAATTATGTACCACATCCCTCTAGTACAAAATACAAAGAAGCAGTACCCTTTCTTGGAATATTAGCACTTATTATTCTTGGCGGTACAAGTATATCATTTCTCCGGTCTAAACAAAATGTTTGAAAGCTAAATATACATGAAGTTTTTAATGAGTCAGGAAGAATTTGAAAATCTTCTTGGTCGTGGGGAAAACGTAACAGATACTCCCCCTTTCACAATTGTATATTTTACTGCAACATGGTGTGGAGCATGTCGTAACCTAAATCCAACTCGGATTATGTATGAAACGCCTGAAGTAAACTGGCTAAAATGTGATATTGACCAAAATGACTACACAGCTGGATACTGTGGAATTCGCTCAATTCCCACATTTCTATGTATTAAAAATAAAAAGGTAGTTGGTACATTACAAAGTACAAATGACGAAGAGGTTATTAAGTGGGTTAACAGCAAGTGCCGAATTTAAACAGCCTAAAAGGCTGTTTAAATCTAGCATACTTGCCATATTAGGGTTGTAGGCAATATTAAGTACCCCCTGAAAGGGGGTACTTAACTTTAGCACAACACGGTAAATCAAATCTTTAAATGATATATAAATAGAAAGGATGGAAATAAACTCCACCACCTATGATACAATTATTGTAGGTGGAGGAATTGCAGGATTATATACAGGCATACAAATTCTGAAAAAACATCCTAAAATGAAGGTAGCTCTTGCCGAAAAGTATAGTAAATGTGGAGGGCGTACTTTTACATTCTATGCTGATATTTCAGGTGTACACTATCAGTGGGAAGAGGGGGGAGCGCGAATTTCGGATAGACACAGTAAAATAATATCTCTTATCAAAAACTATAAATTAACATTAATACCTATTGGTAAAGAAATACTTTACAAAGAATCTGGAGCCTTTCCTATAGAGGAAGATAAGTTCGAAAAGGCAATTCCAGTATTACTTAATAGTTTAGCAAATCTTCCAAAATCAACTCTTCAGTCTGAAACAATTCGTTCACTTCTAGTAAAAATACACGGGCAGAGCATTACTGAGCGTTTCTTAATTCGTTATCCCTATAGAGCTGAAATAAATGTTATGCGTGCTGATAGTGCACTACAGTTATTTAGAAGTGAGTTTGGCTCAGAAGAGGGTTACTCTATATGCAAGGAGGGATTGTCTGAACTTATTAAGTGTATGAAAGATGAGTTTGAAAGCCTTGGAGGAACTCTTTTACTTCATCATGAACTTACAGGCTTGGAAACTACTACTGCTAGTTTTCGTAACGGTCCACCTTCAAAAGGTGATGAACGTCCTTTAGTAACACTAAATGCCTCAAAAATTATTTTAGCAATTCCATCTGAATCACTAAAATCACTAAAGGTATTTAAAGACTTCGGTCCTCTTAAACATCTTACAATGGAGCCGCTATTACGTGTGTATGCTGCCTTTCCACCGCTAGCAAATGGAAAGCAATGGTTTGAATCTTACCCTAGAGTTGTAACGGCTACTATGCCCCGTTATATAATCCCTGCTAATCCACAAACAGGCACAATACAAATATCATATACTGATTCTATTGATGCTTTACCTTTAATGAAAATATATGAAGAGAAGGGTGAAGCACATCTAGGCAATCTAATTATTGATGAATTACGTACACTATTTGGAACTGAAATTCCGAATCCTCTTTTTGTGAAAGCACATTCTTGGAAACAAGGTTGTACATATTGGCGTCCTGGTGACTACGATCCATATGTATTAAGTAAACTATGTCTAAAACCCTTTAAGGACAAGAACTGGCATTTAGTTGGTGAATCTTACAGTACACACCAATGCTGGATTGAAGGAGCCTTAGATCACGCTGAAATGCTCCTAAGTATTTTATAGTAGTTAGTATAGAATGGATATACACTTTCTTATAGCAATATTTCACATTTTGTTTGTTGTTCCTCTTTTTCTTTATGTAGGGTTTACGCGGGCTGCTACACCCGACTGGCTCTACAATGTACTTTATGGAGTTGGACTTTTACTCCTAGTGTTTCATGGCTACAAGTCAATTGTAAGAGTTTATGCAAAATCTGCATCGGCATGGATTAATCTATTTCATGCCTTTTTAATAGCCCCTCTTCTTTTATGGGTTGGCTATCAAGGAAAAAAATCAGGACGTCCCTTTTATGAACTTATGCTAATTGCTGGGTTTGGAGCTCTGGGCTATCATTTAAAAACGGTGGTTGAAATTATACACAGCTAATGGCAAGAGCCTAAACATACTTGCCATATTATATAATACATAAAATGGGTTACACAGTGCAGTGGCATCAACTTCCCTTTTCAGATTTTACATATAATAATGTTCTGAAACTAATTCCCAAAGTAATTCAATCTAATTTTATAATTACAGAATGGGGATTTATTATTGGAGAGTCCGACGATGATTCTTCTTGTATTGAGCGTAAACCTACACAGATGACTTATACGAAAACAAACAGACTTCCCTATACTAAGGATTTTATGAAGGCTCTTATTCTCATGGTAGAATTTGGTGCCGCAAAGCATCTAAATCATGATGATACAAATATGTCCATATATCTGAATGCTCTAGAAGAGGTTAATGCAATTCACCCACTGATTTCATATGAACAACAGAAAACTTACTTCAAATGTTTAAAATTATAACGGCAAGTGCCAAAGTTAAGTACCCCCTTTGGGGGTACTTTGCTGTAGCATACTTGCCATCATAGGGTTGTAGGCAATATTAAGTACCCCCCCTTTCAGGGGGGTACTTAACTTTAGCACAACACGGTAAATGGTCTAAACTTTTGATTAGATACTGATATAGATGGAAGATTTACATCTTATAACGTTGCCTAAATTTATAATTCAGCGTAATTATCGTGCATATAAAGAAAAGGTTAAATATTTTGAGGCACAATTTCAGATTCTAAGTATTAAAGTTATAAGTGGTGAACATAAACAAAAGTTAAAATACTATAAGGATATGGTAAAAATATATAATGAAAAAGCCACTAGATGTCTTCTAGCTTTAATCAAAAGAGGAATCTAAAGCGCTTGAATCGTAGAAATCTGATTTAAACGCGTATCATCTAAACCATTAATACATTTTGTCGTGTGATAATGAAATGCCGTCAGTGAATTCATTTCCTTTTTACATTCAACACATGAGTACTTATTATTTACATGCTCAAGCATTTTTGCTACCTCAGATGCACAATGTTTACGAACATAATGAATAAGTAGATTTGCCTTAGTAAAGGCTCCCTTAAACATACAATTTGTACATGGACATTTAAATCCACGCTCTTGCTC